AAAAGAGGTAATTAAATAGTGAATAGGGGATTTATTCCCCTTAATCTGTTTAATTGAAAGGAGTGAATTTATATCAGTAGAAAATGTCGTTGCAAAATCACTGGCGAATATGGAACTGTTAGCACATTTTACAAGGTTAATAACAAAGGTAAGAATGAGTATTATAAAAATGAAGAAGTTTATATAGGCATGATAAAAGAGAAAGAAAAAAGAGAAGAACTACTTAGTTATGTAGCTGTAAATATATTAAACTATGACGGAAGTATGTTTTTACCACCATTATTTTTGAAGAGAATTAAAGAATTAAATGAAGTTTATCCATACGAAGTTATATTACAATCTTTTAAAGATAATGAAGAAACGCTCCTGTATTGGGTTAATCAAGATGGAAAATTTAAAAATGAAAATAATAGATTGAATTACATGATGGCAATAATTCAAAATAAAATAAATGATACATATTTAAAGTGGAAAAATGAGAAAAAGAGAATTGAGCAAATGAAAAGTGTTGAACTTGATGCAAGTAATATAAATTTAGCCGTTGAAGTTTCAAATACAGTAGGAAAATTTAAAAAGAAAAGCGATAGTATATCTAATTTTCTATAATAGGAAGGTGTGATGCAATTGAGGACATTGAACAATTATCCTGTAGAATTTACAGGAAATAGACAGACGGTTGAAGGTAGTTTTATATTTTGTTTATGGAAGAATCCAGAAATGTATGGGGACTATATAAAAATTGTAAACTCAGATAGAGATCTATTGCTGCCTGAAAGTAGATTTTACTACACAATTGGAAGAGAAATGAGCAGTTTAGGCTATGTAAACTTTGACAACAACAGTATTCTGACATATTTAGATTGAAAAGAAGAACTTGTAAAGATATTTAATAATTTTGGAGGATATCAGACAGTTGAATCAATGAAAAATATACTTGACACTGACAATATAGATGCTTATTATGATGAACTGGCTAAAAGTAATATGCTAATTGAGTTATATGAAAATGGATTTGACTTAACTAAGATTGCTACAAAATTTAAAGACATGACAAGCCAACAAGCCTATGACTATTGTGACTATATAATATCTGATAGCACGCTTAAAACTGTAAATACTGGCTTACAAATTGTAGATTTAGCTAGTGGATATGAAGAGTGGGTTGACAAGTGGGATACTGGTGAAGGCGTTGGATATAAGGTAGGATACCCTATGCTTAACTATCATTTAGCAGGAATACATAAGAAGAATTTAATACTTCATTTGGCAGGGATAGGACAAGGAAAAGCACAGCCATTGTACTCAAAAATCCTAACTCCAAACGGTTATGTGAAAATGAAGGACATTAAAGTGGGAGATGAAATATTTGGTGATGATGGAAAAGTTCATAATGTAATGGGAGTATTTCCTCAAGGCAAAAAAGATGTTTATGAGATAACCTTTAGTGATGGGTCAAAAGCAAGAAGTTGCGATGAACATCTATGGACAGTACAAACTCCTAAAATGAGAATGAAGAATACATTTAAAGATATGACACTAGCAGAAATTATGGAAGACGGTTTATACAATATTAATATAAATGGACATAAGCAATGGAAGTACTTCATTCCAATGACAAAGCCTTTAACTTTCAAAGAAAGTTGCGAAGAGTTAGAAATTCCACCATACATTTTAGGATTAATATTGGGTGATGGTGGTTTAACTGGAGAAAGCATAGCTATCACCGTAAACAATAAAGAGCCAGACATCTACAATGTGCTAAATAAGTATTGTGAAGATGAAGGGCTTAGTCTAAATGTTTGGAATACGAGTGGGAATGGGACAACTTACAGATTTACAGATTACACTAGTCCAAATAGATTAAAAGCAAAACTTGAAGGTCTTGGATTAATGGGGAAATACAGTAATGAAAAAAGTGTTCCAAAGAAATACCTATTCGCATCTCCTAGTGATAGAGTAGAATTGCTGTCTGGGCTAATAGATAGTGATGGAGAGGTTAATATCTCAAAATATATTTATTCTACAGTTTCAGAGCAATTAAAAAACGATGTTGTGTTCTTAGTTCAATCATTAGGTGGCACTGCCAATGTGGAGAATCGTCAAACCTACTATACACACGGAAACAAGAAAAAGGCGGGTCAACCATCTTATAGGATTCATATCAAAATGCCAGTGGACATTCAACCAATTAAGTCACAAAAACATATCGATAAGTTTACACTGGGACAAACGAGAGCTAGAAGGTGTATTAGAAATATAGAATATATAGGCAAAGAGGAAGCTCAGTGCATTATGACTAGCAATCCATCTCAACTATACTTAACTGATGACATGATTGTAACTCATAATACGACATCAGCAATATCAACTTATGTCATCCCAGTTTTAGAAAGTGGAGAGTCTATATGTATATTAGCTAATGAACAAGATGAGGAGCAATTTAGACAGATGTTATTGGCAACTGTGGTCTTCAATAAGATTAAATATATGAAAATGAATAGACAGAAGTTCTTGTTTGGTGGATTCACAGGATCAGATAGACATGCTATAACTGAAGCAATTGAATGGCTAAAACAATATGAAGGAAAGTTGCATTACGGTCACTTAACTGATTATAGGACAGAAAGTATCAGCAGAATAGTTAAAAAATACAGCAAGATAGGTGTTGGTATATTTTTACATTAAAACCCGAAGACGAAACATCAGATAAATCTTGGGCTGAGTTTTCAGAAACGAGTAAAGAATTATTTCTGCTTTCTCAAAAAGAAGATGTAGCAATTATAGCTACTGCACAATTATCATCTGCTAGTGCAAATAGAAAATACTTAGATCTTTCATGTATAGGAAAATCTAGAGCAATAGCAGAAACGGCTGGGCAAGTAATAATGTTTAGACCTCTCGTACAAAAAGAAAAAGAGAATATGCAAGTCTATACATATGCAAGAGATGCAGAAGGCAAATATATGAGCGTAAAGAATATTGTACAACTGCACCCTGAGAAGGATTACATAGTTCTATTTATAGCTAAAAATAGATATGGGAAGTCAGATGTTCAAATTGTTTATGAGAGAAATATGGACTTCAATACAATGAAAGAGCTAGGCTATGCAAATATTGAACATGATGGCTTTAGTGGAAAATAATTCACTATAAAGGTAGGTGATTCTTTGGATGTTCACTCCATAAAACAACACATTATAGACAATCCTCATTACATAGAAAACATATTAGAAGTTGCTGGGTTTTATAAAATCAAAAGTACAAATAGAGATGAATATAGATGTGCTTTTGATTATGAAACAAACTCCACAAGTATAAAAGTCAATAAAAATACTTTAGCTTCATCTGATTTTGGTAGGGGTGTTAGTGGAGACATTATTACATTAGTAGAGTATAAAACGGGGTTAGAATTTAAAGACACACTAAAATTAATATGTGAGGCTATTGGATTGGACACAAAAAACATGCCAAAGATAGTAAAGCCGATATTACCATTTGGTGGGTTCTTTAAAAATATAGGATCAAACAAGGAAAAATACGACATTTTAGAAACAATTGATGACAGTGTTTTAAATAACTTTGCTATTGCACCGAGTAAGATGTTTTACAAAGATGGCATACCGATAAAACAGCAGTACAAATATAAAATAGGATACGACATTCAATCTGGTAGAATTATAATCCCACATTGGGATACGGTGGGGAATTTGGTTGGAATTATGGGAAGATATAATGATAGAAATGTTGACGAAGATGTATTAAAATACTTTCCAATAATTCCATTTGCAAAATCAAAAGTTGTTTATGGATTTCATAAGAACTATAAAACAATACAAGAAAAAGGAATAACGATTATAGGTGAAAGTGAAAAAAGTGTAATGAAATTAGATGCAATGGGAATCAGCACAGGTCTTGCATTGGGTGGCAATTCAATATCAATAACGCAGTCTAAGAACATACAATCTGCACTGCCTAGGTTGATAATTTTAGGGCTA